TCTACTGCAGTACCCAGACGCCAGCTGCGATCACCAGGGCAGCATACGCACACAACCAGGCAAAGGACCGGGAAGCTATCTACGCTCTGCTGGAGCTCGGCGGCGCGTGTAAATTCCTGTTTTCCCGGCGTTTTTGAGGTATCGGAATTGCCAGTGTGTGGATACAGTAGGAAATTTTCCGCTACACTTGTGGGGGGGCGCACCGTACTAGGCTGCGTGCCTAGTGCGTGCTGATCCGGGCTGGGGATGGAGCTCGGAATTGACTGATCGGGGTTAGTGGCATACCATAAAGGGGTTGTTGGCATACCAGAACTGCGGAGGTGAGAGCATGAATCGTCCCAGGGAGCAAGATCGTGGTCGTGTCAGGTCTGATCGTCTGGTGATAAGGCTCCGGCCCCGGGAGCGGGAACGCTGGAAAGAGAAGGCGCAGGCTTCCAAGATGTCACTAGCCGAGTGGGTCCGGGACGCCTGCAACAGGTCGGCACGTATGTAGTGTTATCGCATGCCACAAACTATAGGAAGGTGCATTATGGCACGTCCGAGAGAACAAGATCGTAGTAGGGTAAGGGATAAGCTAGTGCACGTCAGGGCCACCAAGAACCAGCTGCAGGCATGGAAGGAAGAGGCCAAGCGTATGGGCCTTACCCTCAGTCAGTGGCTACGCATGGTGGGTGACAGGGACGCTCGAATGTAGCGGATTACGCGGGATTTACGCGGTCGTCCACCAGGATCTTGCCCGACCCCCCCCGGCTTCGCACAGCCCGGGTACCGGTTATCCCCCTCCGAGCGATGTACCGTTTTCTAAAGTACAGTAGTCTTGTAGGGATTGAATCAAAGTAGGAGGTGGTAGTATGGGGGTATGGAAGGGATTTCGAGTAATCGGATATTTAATGTACCGGAGAGGCCGGATTTAAGGTGTGAGGAGCATTGTGGGATGAGGGTAGAGGTGGAGGTGATGAGGAGGAGGTTGGAGGAGTTGGAGCGTAGGGTGAGGGAGTTGGAGTGTAGGGATGGGAATTGATCGTCGGACGTTTATTGTTTCGTCTTTGGCGGCATTGGCTGTTTCGGATCAACGCGAGCCGCAGGTGACATTACGTGGTGTTCCTTTTGTGTGGGTTGTTGTGGATGAGGTTTTGACTCCTCACGGTTTGGCATTTTGGTTGGAGGGTAGAGATGGGGGGGCGTAGTTTACCGAGCAGTAAGACATTGAGTCGCAGGGCGCAGGACTTGGGGAACGACTTTTGGCTGACTTACTGTGATTTGAGGAAGCGTTATCGAGCGAAGGGGTTGACGCCACGGGAGGCGGTGGAGCGGAGTGCGAAGGAGTTGCAGGTTTTGGAGCGGTGGGAGGACTGGAAGGTCCGGGCTGATTTTGCGAAGAGTGTAGGTCAGGACGTCGCGGCGACGAATGAGGAGGTGCGACAGCTTTATCCGAGTTATCGGAGTCCGATGGAGGTAACGGCGGAGAGTGTGGGGAGTGAGGAGTTAAGTTTTGCGGAGGAGGTGTTATGGGCGCGAGATCAGCACGCGTTGGTGAAGGGAGGAGGGCCTGCGCCGGTACATTTTCCTTCCAAGGGAGCTTTGGGTTGGTACCAGTATAGTTTGAGCAATCACGATAAGTTCATGACGCATGTGGCGAACGTGTCGAAGCCGAGCCTGAGTGGTGACGATTCCTGGATGAAGGACGGTGAGTACAGGTTCAAGGAGATTGAGGGCCAGTTAGTAGAGGCATTGAGGGAGGTGGGAGAGAAGCTGACGGAGTACGAGTTGGAGTTTGTGGATCAGTTGAAGGAGGCGTTGCTTGTTACCTAAGAACGCGACCCGCTTGTATTCCTTGGTTCCCAAAGGTCCGGTGAGTAATCTATTGTTCCGTCAGGCGATCAATAGAAGGTCGATGGTGGACCGGGAATTCGCGTCGATGATGCGACAGGCGTGCCGGGCGGACTTCTTTTTTTGGATGGCCTGTTTCTGCTGGACAATCGATCAGAAGCGTCCGTATACGCGGAAGAAGCTGCCGTTCATCACCTACCAGTACCAGGACAAGGGATTTGACGTACTGTTGAGGTCTTTGGACGAGGGGTTTGACGTACAGGTAGAGAAGTCGAGGCAGATGGGTGCGAGCTGGATGTTTGTGGCTTTGGTAGTCTGGTGCTGGCTGTACCGTGGTGGGCAGAACTTCCTGCTTCTTTCCAGGTCGGACGAGTACGTGGACAAGAGCAACGAGCCGAAGAGTCTGTTCTGGAAGATAGACTTCATTCTGGAGAACTTGCCGATCTGGATGCTGCCAGCGGGTTGGAACAAGAACAAGCACCGGCTGGTGAAGCGTCTGATTAACCCGCAGAACGGGAACACGATAGTCGGAGAGGCGACGACGGAGGATTCGGGTCGAGGTGGTACGTTTACGGCAGTCTTACATGACGAGTTCGCAGCCTGCGACGTGGGGATGGGGATCTTGAAGAGTACGCGGAGTGCGACTTCCACCAGATGGTTCAACTCCACCCCCAAGGGTACGGGTAACGCCCACTACCGGATCGTGCAGTTGTCACGGCAGAACCCGGCCCAGGTCCGGCCTTTGACGTTTCACTGGTCGGACCACCCGGAATATGGTCGTCTCAGGTACAAGCTGGACGAACAGTTGGTTCCTGTTCCGATGGGAAAGACGAAGCAGAGCGAGCTGAACGAGTATTTGGACCACAACCAGGACTTGATCGAGTCTTTGAAGAGGCGTGGTTTCTGGGACGAGTGGAAGGTCAGGAGTCCGTGGTTTGACGTGCAGTGTAGTCGAGCGACGACGAAGGCGGAGATTTCCCAGGAGGTGGAGATCGACTATGGAGGGGCGGGCTATCAGTTCTTTGAGTCGAAGGACATTCAGAACCTGATTCAACTATACTGTTGTCCGCCGAAGACGAAGGGTGACTTGGTGTATGATCTGGAGACTCTCGATCCGCTGACGTATCGGGAGCATGGGCACGGGAACCTGGAGTTATGGTGTGAGTTATTGGGAAAGCGAGAGGCTTTTCAGCCCCCGGCCCGCCCGTATGTGGTCGGTGTGGATTGCGCGGCGGGTACGGGGGCGTCTAACAGTGTGCTGTCTATTTGGGACGCGAAGAGTTGTGAGAAAGTGGGACAGTACGTTGACCCGCACATCAAACCGGAGCGGCTGGCGAAGTTGACTATTGCACTTTGCAAGTGGTTCTGGGATGCTTACTTAATATGGGAAACCAATGGTAGCGGGCGTGCTTTTGGAGACGCTGTGATAGAATGGGGCTATGGTCGTTTCTATAAGCGGGCGAGCAAGAGCGAGACAGGGGAGACGGGGGCGAATGCCGGTTGGGCACCGACACGGGACAACAAGTACCAGTTACTGTCCCAGTACCGAGGCGCTTTGGTGGACCGGACGGTGTGTAACCGCTGCGAGTCAGCGATGCGGGAGACGCTGGAGTACCTGTTCCTGGGGAACAACTGGGTCGAGCATTCCGCACTCAATGAGAATGACGACCCCTCTGGAGCGAGGGACCAGCACGGTGACCGATGTTTTATCGAGGGCACGATGATTGCGACGGATCGAGGAGAACGGCCGATTGAACAGATAGCCGTTGGAGATCTGGTCTGGACCCGCAAGGGTCTCCGTAAGGTGCAGGCGTGCGGGGAGACTGGCAAGGCGCGAGTGTATGATGTCGAGTTGTCCAATGGTCGCATCTTGACCGGCACAGCAAATCATCCAGTTTGGACGGAGAATAGGGGATGGGTTCACTTGTCATTGCTGTCAACTTGTGATAGGTTGGTGGAATACCAATCACATCACAAGGAGCGCATGGCATGGGAGAATACAGAGGGCGAACGTACAAATGTTTTCCGGAGACGGAAACGATTATTTTCAATGGGCGGGAGTACCACAGAAACCCCGGTGCGATTCAGAAACACAGGCAGCGGTACTTCTGGGGACGGAGAGAACTGGGAGACAAAAAGAAAATTGCCTTGCATGTTGCGGTGTGGGAGCATCATAACGGCCATGTACCGGAAGGCATGGTCATTCACCACAAAGATGGCGACCCGCGCAACAACGACATTTCCAATCTCGCATGTATTAGCCTATCCATGCACGGCACACTACATAACACCGGAAGGAATCTGGACGGGGCTAGACACTCAAAGATGTATCGACACACGTGTCAGCAGTGCGGTGCGACATACGAGTCGTTTCGCAAAAAGAGGACAAGGTTTTGTAGTCTGGAATGCCAACACCAGAATAGTAACGACAGGCGTGCATCAGCGGCCAGAAAGCATCAGCACAAGTGTCAAAAATGCGGAGCGATGTACGAGACATTCCGTAAGACAAGGACGAAGTTCTGTAGTCGGAAATGCCAGCAGCAGGACAGAAACGATAGGGTTGCGGCAGCGACCAGAGAAGCACGCCGTGTACAACTTGAGCGTGGCTGATGTGCCGGAATACTTTGCAAATGGCATACTCGTTCACAACTGCATGGCAGACGCCCTAGCCGTAAAAGTCTTAAACGACCAGCCGAAGCAGGTGACGGAGGTGAAGCACGACCACTCCCCTTTGTCTGTAGCCGGAAGAAGGGACATGCGGAAGTCTTTGGAGAAGGAGAAGACTGACCCGTACAGGTTCAACTAACTAAGAAGATGGAGGCTGGCGTTTCACGGCGCTGGCACTCATAGGCATAAGCGGAGTAGCTACCGCTGAGATGCCTTCAACATCGCAGCCTTTGAAGGAGGCGGCGCTAACAAGCGTCAGCCTCCTTTTTCTTTAGGGTTGCGAATGGATCTGAACGACAAGCAAGACCGAATTCACCTCCTCGAGATGGTGGATCATTCCAGGAAGAAGCTGGATCATGTTCGCGAGTCTCGTCGGAAGCTCTTAGCCCGCGCCAAGGGTAGTGAATGGTTTGAGAGCGAAGAGCGCGTCCCCATCAACCAGATGGCCCAGCAGGAGTGGGCGCTGGTCCAGCACTTGGCCGGTGGCGATCCGAAGGCGCTGGTTGTCCCCGGTGGTCCTGAGATGGGACCGGCAGCCTACGAGCAGACGCTGGCCATTAACGCTGTGGCGGCGCGTTTGAATATCCGCCGCAAGTTCCGCCGGCTGGTTCAGGACGCCCTGTACGGGATCGGGATCTGCCGGATCGGGATGGTGCGGGGGAAGAACATCCCGATTCGCGAGATCGCCCCGGAGCTGGACGAAGAGGGGGAGGTCGGGATCGGCCAACTGGAGATGCAGGTCATTTCCCTGGAGTCCTGGGTCCACGACTGTCAGGCGGATTGTCTGGAGGAACGAGAGTTCTGCGGACATGCCTACTGGGTAGACAAAGAGGACATTGAGTCCTACCTGCCTGGTGTGAAGCCGGAACAGTTAGAGACAGACGAGAAGAGATGGATTGACGAGCACGGGTCAGCGATGGCCGGTGCGATTTCGCGTGGCGTCGATGGTGACGGGTCGGATAACTACCGGGACAAGTATTGGCTGTGGGATCTGTGGGTTCCCAAGCAGAACGTCATCATCACGACTCCGGTCAATGGGAACGGAGAGATTGCCAACGTCCGGCCCTGGAGAAGCAGACCGGGTGGACCGTACCTGTTCCTCTACTACCGGGAACTGCCGGATCAGGCGATTCCCATCTCTATCCAGGCGGACTTGGCCCTGGTCCACGACTCACTGAACAGCACGTTCAGGAAGTTGATCGACCAGACCCGTGAAGCGAAGACGGTCTTAGGATTCAAGCCGGGCCACGAGGGAGATGCGGAGGGCATTCGTGACGCATCGAGTCGGCAGATCATTCAGATGCGCGACCCGACAGCGGTGCAGGAGTTCAACTTCAACGGGCCGGATCAGGCTCTGCTGGGGATGTTACTGCAGACGAGAGAGCTGGCTTCCATCATCGGTGGGAATACGGATGTACTGGCAGGACTTGGCTCACAGTCTCCGACAGCGACTCAGGAACAGATGGTATCCCAGCAGGCGGGCGGGAAGATCCAGTTGCACGAGGTGGATACCGCCGACTTCCAGGTGGAGGTGTTTGAAGCCATCCGCTGGTATCTCTACCACGAGCAATTGGAGCCGATCCCGATTGTCGGGGAAGTGGAAGGTACGGACATCCGGTTTCAGGAGATGTTCAACGCGCCCAAGGCGCAGTCCATGCCGGGAACCTTCGACTCCTTCCAGTTGAAGATCGAGCCGTATACGGGCATCTACCGCGCGCCGGAACAGCGGTTCCAGGCCATGCTCTCCTTGTGGGAGCGTCTGATCGTACCGGCAGTGCAACTGGGGATCTTGGATCGTACCCCGGACATGGACGCGCTGATGAAGATTGCCGCGCAGTATCTGGACATGCCGGAACTGATGCAGTTGCTACGGGCCGTTTCTCCCGAAGAGCAGGCGATGACTGGCGGCGAGTCTCGGCAGAGTCCGGTCACGACGAGGAACTACGTGCGTCGTAGCGCTCCAGGTCCAACGAGAAGTGGGAACGCGATGGTAGCGATGCAGATGATGGGAGCCGGGAATGGGTAGTAAGCCAAAGGGCAGTAAGCCACAGGGCAGTAGATCCAGGGTTGACCCCAGCGTGAACAGATCGAAGGTCTTCGCCATTCCGTCTGTCATCGGTCTGCGCCGGGACAAGAGCCGTGCCTTACGAGTGGGGAAGAGCCAGATTGCCAGGGCTAACGAGGTAGCGAAGTCAATGGGTTGTGGAGAACCGTTTACGGAGACGGGGCACCCGGAATTCACCACCCCCGAGAAGCAGAAATACATGCGTGAGTTAAACAAGCGCCGCGTCGATCAAGGTGAGTCGAGACTGGTGAACTTTGACGGTGGCTATGGAGATGAGACGTAA